CTCATCCACCAACTTCTGTTTCACCTGCTCAACGGCCTGTTGCACTGGTGGTTTGTCCCCGAACGTTTTGAACGCGTCACGCAACTTCGGGTGATCCGCGTCGCTCAACGACGCCAGATTCACGCCAGCTTTCGCTGCGACCTCATCAGGGTTGATGCCCTTCTTCGCGCAGGCTTCACGGAACTTCGTCACGAAATCCTGCGTCGGTGCCGCAGGCTGTTCGGCTCGCGCCACCTTGCTCATCTCCTCGCGCGACGGACGCGGCGCGGTCTTTGATTGGAACTCAAAGTTTGCCAACGCCCTGCCAATGGCTGAGGTCTCAGCGTTCTCCACGTGGGATGTGCGGTTCACCGGTGATGCGTCACGCACTTCTTCAGCGAAACCGGTGGCCTTCGGGTTCGGGTCCTGCCCGTCGTCGTAGACGGCGGCACGGAACACGACACGGTTTTCGTCGTAGTAGTAGACGCTCGTTTCGATGCGCCCGTTCGGGTACTTTGCCCAGAAGCGGGCGATACGGCTTTCGACCGTCTCATAGTTGTCTAGATTGAACCTCATTGCTTTCCTCCTAGTTGTTTGTTGGTTTCTTTCATAATCACCTCAGCGACATCGGGATGGTGTGCCTTGATGTGTTGCCACGCCAAACGGTTGCGTAGCAGCATCCGCTTGTTCGACAGCATTTGTGAATGTTTGCCGCCGTTGTGATACCAGCGGTTGCGTGCCTCTTTCGTCGTCACTTTTTCTCCTTTGCGACACGGAACGTGCGAACCGTCGATGTCTTCTTGAACTTGTCGAACAGGGCGGGGTGTGCCGCTTTGAACGCTTTGCTGTCGAACGATTCACGGGTCGATGACTTCCATGTGCAAACCAGTTGATCCTGTATCAACCCGTATTCGGCGTCACCCAACACGTTGCACAACTCGGCCTTCAACAAGTCCTCCGTTTTCTCCGCCTGCTCCCGCTGCTCTTTGGCTGCCAAATAATGTTCAAGGGTGGCGAGCGTGGACATCGGCAACTCAATCTCTTTGCTCGGCTGAGCGTTGGAGTGAATCTCTTGGACGTGCCGGTATTCCAACACGGCGTCATCGGGCATGATGCCCATGTCGATAGACGCCAAGAACTTGCGGCACGCCTCAATGTGCGCCCGCTTCTCGTCACTGGACACGCCCTGAATATGGAAATGCAGGTCGAGGGTGGAGTCGAACACGACCCACGTAATCTCGTTTACCCCTGTGCAGATGGCTTGCTGTACGCCCTGCCAATACCAGTATTCGGGGAGTTCCCCACGCCAAATCTTGTTGGTTGTTTTCTGCTCGAACACGCGCCCGTCTGCGCTCATGGAGTCGATTGTGGCGATGAGACGTACGCCTGGTTCGTCGTAGCAGTACAAGATGTCCGGCTCAGTCAACGGGTGACCCAACAGTTTCGCCGCCCACTCACGAATCGGTGCTTCCAATGTGGTGCCTCGCAGCATCGCACTGTTCGCTTCCTTCGGCACGGGGGGCGTGTCGGAGAGCAGTTCTACTGCGAGATCGGTGACGGTGATGAACGGGTGTTGGCCGTGGACCGCTGCCGCTGTCGAGGCTGCGATGCGGGCTTCGCCGTTGTCGTTCTTCCAGCGGACATCAAGCCAAGCTTGTGATCCGTGTTCGGGTTTGTTTATCTGCGTAAGCATTACATCCTCCTCTTAGGTTGTTGCCTGTCACCTTACAGGTGGGGTGTCACAAAGTCAAACATCCCACTCAGGTTCCCCCAACATCACCGTCTTTTGCACCATGCCCACAGGAATGTGCGTAACCATACCCACCGTCTCCAACTCCACTTCCTCACCAGGGCACCATGAGCAGGTGAGCGACACATACCCTTCCAACAGGTCGGGCCACAACCAGCCGACCGACACCACATGCTGCGGTTTGGCTTTGTAATCCTTCGTGCGAATCCAACCGTTCTCGGAGTCAAACGCGTCTATCCAATGGATAGCGACGAGAGGCCACTGGTTCTTCACCACTTCTCGGCTTTCCTGTTCGCCGCAAAAATCGGGGCATGGAACGTAATGTTGTGCTTCGGTGTCACCACAGCGAGAGCTTGCTGGGGTTGCTCAAACGAGAAGTTGTTGATGAAGGCATACTCGTCATAGCCCTTCAACGAGCCGTTGACGACGAGATGTGGGGACGGGAGGTATTGGTGCCAATGGCCGATCCAAAGTGTGGAAAAATTTTCGTTCGTCGTCAGATACCTTTGCGCTTTGCGTGCCCGCATCCGCATGATCGGCGGATAGATACCGCCGATGCCGCCACCGCCGGATACTTGGTCGCCGTGCGACAACAAATGTTTATGCCCATAGATTTCAATGAGCGCATCCGTACCCTCACCAATCTGAAACGTTACCCGTTTATCGTCGTGGAAATGTTGCTCCAACATTTTGCCGAGCAACCAATCGAAGTTGGTTTTCGCCCGCAGTTTCATGCGCGGCTTACGCGACATCCTGCCGTGATTCCCGACGACGACGGGGATATGCACCTTGCCGAACTCCGTCGCCAACAAGTCGATGGCGGCAGCCACCTGTTCCGACCAGAACAGTAGCGAGCCGAGCATCGTGTCCTCGTTCGTTTCCGCCAACTCCTCATGGATGTCACCGGAGAAAATGTCGCCACCCAACATGAGTACCACCCCGTCGTAGGTGACCCCAGCCAGATAGTTGCGGGCGACGTTCACCACGTTCTTCGCCCACGCTTCAAGACGCATCACAGCGATCTGGCGGTCGTATGCGTTCAACCCCTCAACCTCTTCCGGTTTCACCACCTCATCAAAATGGGTGTCCGACAGCATCAGCAGCAGGGTCGCTGCCGACGTTTTAGGTTTCGTTGGGGACATCCATTTCGGGGGCTGTAACGATACCGTTTCGGCGGAAGACACCACCGACAGGGCACGGTTCGCCTCGTCGAGTTGGGTGCGTAACCTGGCGGCTTCGCTGGTGGCGATGTCGCGCTCTTTGCGTAGTTTCACGTAGGCGAGCCGTTCCTCCAACTGCTGTTCTTCGGCAACTTCCTTCTTGAAACTCATACGTCACCGCGCAACAGTTTGCGTCGCAACTCCGAGATCGTGCCGCTTCCGATGTGAACCCCGCGTTTCTGTAACGCTCGCACCACAGACATTTGGCTTATGCGCACATCGAGCATCGCAACCATGAACTCGTCATAATCTGATTCGCCCAACACTTGCCTGATTTCGTCAAGTTTCGTTTTGCGTGGCGGGTGCGATTCGGCCCGCACCTCATCAAGCAACCCCATCGGTTTCTCCCGTCGCGGGCAACAAGCCCTTATCTCTTGCCAGTTGTAGTTGTATGTGAACAGTGCCAGCACTCCATACATCGGTTTGCTGTGCGACCCACGCCTCTCGTTTTAGTTTGGTGTCAAGTTCGGGGAATGTGCCATCGCGGTATCCATCCTCAGCTTGTCGCATCAAATCAACCACTTGGGCGATTTCTGCCGGATGATTCCACGTGAGTTTGCCAATCCGTCCCTTGCCCCTGCCACCGTTAGGTTTGCGGATTGGTGAGATCGGACTGCCGTATTTGTTCACAAACTCAATCAGAAATTGGCGTTCGGATTCTCGAACCATGTTCAAGCAACCCAAGTAGCCGATGGCGTCCCGCGTGTTATCTGGCAGCCATTGACCAGCGTTCATTTCGTGTTGCAGGCGCGACAACTTGACCGCAACCATGAACAGGACTGCTTCCTCAGTGGTGAGGTCGTGTCCGGTTATCGCGTTGAAGATTGCTGCCGTACGCGTGTAGTCCTCGGCGGGGTGCGAATAGGCGTCCTGTCTCGGTCCGACGATTAGCTCATACGCCTCACGAACGATCTCCGCGCCGTCTGTCGGGTTTGCTGACATGTTTCCCCTTTGCGAGATGTTCGATTTTGGCTATCAGATTCCACAAGTCGTCTTGTTCGGCCACCCCTGGGTAGACCTTACGAAGAAACTTGGCTATTGCCTTCAGTTCCATCTTGGTGAACTGCTGTTCGTTTGTCAAGCATCCCCCCCGTCGCGTGGAACTCTATGTGATTGTCCAACCGTTCGTCAACCCGTTCAACTTTTCTTTCGATACGGCTGGTGGATTTATGGAGGATCGTCAACAAGCCTTGAACGTAGGCGTGGTCGTCCCTGTTTTCTTTGCGAAACCTGTTGATGAGGTGGCCGAGTAACGCCAGTGCGCCGGTTATTGCTGCGGCGAGTATGGTGGCGAGTCCGGCGTCCATGTCACGTTTCGTCAAACCTAGCAAACGCGTCAGCCACAATCTGTGGCGAGTCCGCCATTCTCGGTGAGATTTCCACATGCAACCAGTCCCCACCGTTGGAACCGTG